TTCAGGGGTGAGTGCGTTGTTTATCGGCATAGCTCGATGGTAAATGATATTTCTAAAAAATAAAATAAAAATGTTCGTGGGGGCACCGTCACCGCGGCCCCTTGGCGCTCGGCCCTACCCCCCCCCCTCTTTTTTGTGAGTGAGTGCTCACATAGCCCTTTTTCGGGGTTATGCACAGGGTCATAGGCTAGTTATGCGCCTCGCCTTGTGGATAACTGGCATTGCGGCGACTCAGCTCTGTATAACCTGTGAGCAACTGCGCTCCGACTTAACATAATGGACACTGTAGAACACTGCATGGGGCTTTTGCTAGGGTTAACCCTGACTGCGCCGCGTGTGCGCGTAGTTGGTAGCAATCTATGCGTAAAGCGCATAACCTTGCCTATTTATCGCCCACCATCTCTTTGACCGCCACATCAACGATATTGCTCTCATCCGTCAGAACGCGTTGTTTGGCCTCTTTAAGCGCATCAGAGACGCTGATGCGGGTATCGGTCACCGAGACATCAATTCGATCCCCATAAACCTTTGGCTTGAGCTTGGCAGCCACCCACTTCCTCGTATCGACTTGCAAGCGCTTTTGCTGAACCCAAGCGCTCTTTGAAGGCCCATCAAGATTTGCTGGGATGGCCTCATCAGCCAGCTCCAGTATTTCCTCAGCAAGACGATCAGCCCGATCCTCGATGGCCTTTTCGTACATTGCCCTGAAATCCAGATTGTTCCGCAGCATCATCATCGCCGTGTAGTAGGACGGCATCCCATCTGACTTTAACGCCGTACTCAAACTCCGTCCTTCAGAAATCTGCCTGCACATCTCAAGCCAGCACGGATGCTCAATCCCAAAAATCGTTGGCCTGCCGCCAGCATGTTTGGTCACCACTTCGTTTGTCATGTTAGCGTCCACTTACTTCTCCAATTTATAAATCACCCCAAATCCTCGCCGCATCGATGCCCCCTAACCCCCTCACCCTAAAGGGTGTGAGGGGAGGGGAGGGGGCTTTTCGAGCGTTTTGCCCCCTAACCCTCAATCCCCCTAAAGGGGACTTCAGGGGGCTAGGGGGCTTCAAATCACCCACCTTTTCGCACCAGCATGGCGCTCGATTGCACCTCATCCACCACAATCCAGCCATGTTCCAGCGGGCTAATGATCTCAGAAACGATGAGCGCACCGATCAATTTATCTGGATATGCTGCGCTCAGATCGTTCTCAATGGTGCGTGGTTTGCGCCCATCTGAGGCCAGTTTGTCCTTCAATGCTGACCGGCTGATGTAGGGTAAACCATCACGAATTTCAGCGCCAGTACCCCACCAAGCGTTCTCAAAGGCTTTGCGGTGGCTATCGATCTTGCTGTCTTTTTTGGTGGCGATGGGGGTCTGAGCTTGCACAATGACTGCGCTGGTGACGGGTTGGTTGTCCTCGTCATACCACGCGGGGATGGTCACTTGCTGGAGTTCTACGAACACGGTTTCGGCCAATTCAGCGTCTTTGGACTTGCGTTGAACGATTTGCATGGGCTGGTCATCCTTGCTTGGCACTATGCTGATCTCTATGTCCAAAGCGCCCCGCCACGCGCTTGAGCCTCGGGCACGGTGTTGGGCCTCGTCTGACACGCCTGTGTGGTGGACAAGAATCACTGAGCAGTCAAACTCCGTCATCAGGCTGGAGCAAGCGTCTAGCATGGTCTTGGCGTCTTGGGCGCTGTTCTCGTCTCCGGCCAAGAAGCGGTGCAGGGTATCAACCACTATCACGCTTGGCCTATCCTTGAGCATCCTGACCTGCTCTACCACCTTGAGGTAGCCGATGGGGGTGTTCAAGTCGCAACCGTCCTTGGAGAGCCACATATTGAGCTTTCCGGCTTGGTTATGGTGTTTCCACGCTGCTACCCTGCCGCGCAGGCCGTGGTGGCCTTCACCGGCCAGATAAACCACATTGCCTTGGCGTACCTTGTGGCCTGCCCAGATTTCAATGCCGCTTGCCATGCGTAGGCACCAATCCAGCACCACAAAGGTCTTGCCACCGCCTGACGGGCCGTGAACCATGACTAAGGCTTGGGACTGAATCCAACGCTTGACCAGCCATGAAATGGGGCTGGGTTGGGCTGAAAACTCGTCTGCGGGGATGAGCCAGTCATTTGCTGGTGGCATGAGCAGTGCGGCCAAATTGTGCCCCGCTTGGGCATAATCGTTGGCATCACCGAGAATCGGGGGCATCACCATGCGTGCGCCGTACTTGGCTGATGCTTGTTCTGCATAACGTTGACCAACGCCCGATTGGTCATGGTCAGCCACAATCACAATATCTTGCATAATGCCGTGCTTTTCTCGCAAACTGCCGGTCACAGGCACCAAGTTGCTGGCGCTGTAGGCCACTACGCAGGGGCGGTTGGTGGCCTCAAAAATGGTGGCAGCGGTGGCAAAGCCTTCGGCCACGTACAGCGTGCCAGGCTCATCTGATGAGCCTACCACCCAGAACTTGCCGCCGGTCTGCCCACCAGCGTGGTACAGCTTGCCGCCTTCGTGGTCAATGTATTGCAAGCTAGACAATGTGCCGTCTGCATCGTACAGCGGAACTACCAAGCGGCCGTCACCTGTGGCTCGGGCACCATGCACGCCAATGCCCTTTTTGGCTAGGTAGGGGTGATCGGGGAGCGCTGCCTGTGCGCCTGTCCATATCTTTTCAACTGTCTCGCTAGCGACCTGATGTTGGCGCTCAATGGCTGCGTCCCGCAGGGCTTTGGCCTCAGCCAAACGCTTGGCGTTGGACATTTCCTCAGTCTGGCTTAGTTTTCGGCCAATGTCAGCCCGAAAAGTAAATTCAAGACCTGCACGCCAACACCCAAACCGGCCAGCGGGGATGCCATCACCAAAGACCAAGTACCAGCCAGGCTTGTCACCGTGGCCTGGTGAGCCTTTTGTCCCTGAGCGAAAACGGTGAATCTTGCCATCAAAGTGAATTTCCTCCGGCGGCTCCAGCCCCGCAGCTCGCATGGCGTCTATAAGTTGCGCTTCAGGGGGAGCGACTAGCTTTTCTGGGGACGGTGACCACGGGCCACCGAGGACATTTTCTAGACTAGCCATGCGTCACCGCCTGCTTTGTCAGGTAATCGCTTAAAGCCTTGACCGTTTCGTACAAAGGCTTGGACTCCTCTTGCATGAAGCGATAAACCGTGGCCGGATGCACGCCTGCATTCTCTGCCACCCTCTTGAGATTGGCATCTTCAAGCCGTTGTTTAATCTGCTCAACAGTCATCATAATTTGCACCTGTGAAAATAATTTTGCGGGAACGCTTGCATCATAGCCTGTTTTATGTTTATGATGCAAGCGCACCCAGAACAGATTTCCTGAAGTGGGTGAAATTAAGGAGAGCCAAGATGGCTATCAATCTGAAGTCAACAGGTGGTCTAACCGCCAATGGAGTGAAGTTGTTGGTGTACGGCGCAGCAGGGTCAGGCAAGACCACGCTGATCAAAACGCTGCCCAATGTGATCGTGCTGAGTGCCGAAGGCGGCTTGCTGTCCATTCAAGACGCTGATCTGCCCTACATTGAGATTGCGTCAATGGAGGACTTGCGCGAGGCGTTCACATGGTGCAAGGACAGCAAGGAGGCATCGGGCTTTCAATCGGTGGCGCTGGACTCAATCAGCGAAGTGGCTGAGGTGGTGCTGGCCTTTGAGATGAAAAAGTCCAAAGATGGCCGCGCAGCCTACGGTGAGATGAACACCACCATGCAAGAGTTAATCCGCGCCTTTCGTGATTTGCCAGGCAAGCATGTTTACATGAGCGCCAAGCTAGAGAAGTCTACGGACGAGATGGGCAAGATGCTTTACAACCCTGGCATGCCGGGCAAGAGCTTGACGCAGGGTCTGCCTTATTTCTTTGACGAAGTGTTGGCACTGCGTGTAGAGCGCGATGGCGAGGGCGTGACGCAGCGTGCGCTGATGTGCGATAGCGATGGCCTGTGGTTGGCAAAGGACAGGTCGGGCAAGCTGGAGGCATGGGAAGCACCAGACCTTGGTGCCATCATTGAAAAGATCGGGGGCAAGGCATGAACGATCAAGCATTCCCAGTTAGCTACAACGGCCACGAGGGCATGACCTTGCGGGACTACTTTGCTGCTAAGGCCATGCAAGTGTTGATTGCAAAAATGATCAGTGAAGATTTTGATTTCATTCAAGAAGATGTTGCTATGGGGTCTTACCACATGGCTGACGCAATGTTGAAGGAGCGTAACGAATGAGCGATGACGAAATCATTACTAAATTTATTGATGCTCACCATTTGGTGATTACAACAAAAAACAAAGTTATTGAAGCAAGAAAAATGCTTCGCATTGCAATCCAAGATGCAGACGCTGCGATTGAAGATACAGCGGATGCAGATTTTTGTTATCGAGAATTAATTAAGAAACGAGAGGCGGCTAAAAATGCAACTTGAAACCCTAAGCGCAGATTGGTTGCGCTACAAAACCCTTGAGGAGCGCACGGTAGTCGAGCGCCGCAAGATTGAAGACCAGATTGTCAAAGCCCTGCGCTTGCCTGATGCCTTTGAGTCCACTGAGACAGCAGAGCCAGATGGCTATGTGGTCAAAATCTCAGGCCGCATTGACCGCAAGGTTGATTCGGAGAAGTTGCAGATGCTGGCTACCGAGTCAGGACTCACCGAGCATTTGGCGACATTGTTTCGCTGGAAACCAGAGCTAAACCTCACGCTCTGGAAATCAGCAGACGAATCCATCACCAAGCATCTCGCTGGTGCAATCACGGCCAAGCCTGGCCGCCCCTCTTTCAAAATCACCATCAAGGAATAAATATCATGGCTTTTCTCACCGAGACTTTTGACGTTAACGAGTTGCCACAAGGCAAGGCTAACAACTTTGAGCCGTTGCCTGCTGGCTGGTACACGGCTACTATCTCGCAGGCTGAACTTAAAGCTACTAAGGCCAACAACGGCCAGTACATCAAACTGCGCTTTGACATCACCGGCCCGAGCCACCAAGGTCGTGTCGTGTTTGGCAACTTGAACATCAAGAACGCCAACCCAAAGGCCGAGGAGATCGGACGCCAACAGTTGGGCGAGATTATGCGTGCGATTGGCTTGGCAAAGGTGGCTGACACTGATCAATTAATTGGCGGTCAGATCAGCATCAAGTTGACTGTCAAAGATGACGCGCAATATGGTGCTAGCAACGAAATCAAGGGATTTAATTCTTTGACTGGTAGCGTAGCGCCTATCGTTACAGCAGCACCAGCTTCTGCGCCAGCAGCCACTGCCAAGGCTGCACCACCTTGGGCTAAAAAGTAAGCAAAAAAAAGCCCCGACTGGTTAAGGTCGGGGCAAATATCAATCAAGGAGAGAACAAGTGATTATTCCCCAACCAGATAATACCATTGCCGCCCTAGTTGACAAGCACCACGAGTCAAAGTCAGAAAAGCCAAGGCCGCACCTTGGGGCTAGCACGCTAGGCCATGTCTGTGACCGCTGGCTGTGGTTGTCGTTCCGGTGGGCGGTGCAGCCTGAGTTCTCTGGCCGCATCTTGCGCTTGTTCCGTAGGGGGCAGAACGAGGAGGCCACCATCATCAGCGACTTGCGTGCGATTGGGCTGGATGTACGCAAGGTGTCTGCACAGCATCGGGTTGATTTTGGAGGCCATGTCTCTGGCAGCTTGGACGCCATCATTGACAAGGGCGTTCCTGAAGCCCCGAAGGCCAAGCATGTGGCCGAGTTCAAGACGCACAGCAAGAAGTCATTTGATGCGCTGGTCAAGGATGGCGTGGAGAAGGCCAAGCCTGAGCACTTCACCCAGATGCAGGTGTACATGC